TATCATGGGAGCCATGGCTATTCATCACATTTGGATGTGGTGGAATATGAAAAAGAAAAAATGTAACTGTAAGTGAACTGGATACAAGCAACAATAATATTTGGACCTATATTGGTTCTATTAGCAGCATTCTGGAAAGATATTAAATAGGGGTAAGCAAATGGATTCTTTTTTTAACTCTGAATTGCAAGAAAGTAATTTTTCTCTATTTACTGAAACATTAGATAGCTCAATACCAAATATTGAATTTTCAGATAATTATGGCGGAGGATTTATTGCTCAGGAAATTAAAGTACCTCTTGGTCTGTCTAATGTTATTGGAATGAATAAGGATCAGGCAAAAGCTCTTTTAGAATTGCAAGGATGGACATTCTATACTGGATATGAAGCATATCCAGATGGTCTATTTCCAGGAAGTGGTGGAAATCCTGGACCATCTACAGGAATTAATACTGTAGCAACTGTTCATGAATTTAATCCATATAGATCTTTACCAGTAGGAACAGAAAATACTGGACAGCAAATTGTAATTTATTACTGGAGTGAATAATATGAAAAAGATCTATTCTTTAATTACACTAACTGCGACAGCAGTCTTTTCAGGTCTTGCATTTTCTAAATTTTTAAATTGGGCGGGACAGCAAGAAATCTTTGATTTTGACCTAAATGAAGATATAGACAATGAACAGTTCTAAATCATTCCTTTGGTCATTACTATCTATCTTGGCAATATACTATTCTCTGGTTATTCTGGCTATATAAGAAAATCCCTAGCTTTTTTTCTCCCGCCCTTTTAAGGGCTATTGTATCGGAGATACCAAATATGACCCGTTAGGGCCTTAAAACCCTCATAGAGGGCTTATACGGCATATTTCTTAAATGATTGCATATCCCTATATGGGGCTTCTATTTTCGGCGCACTTTTTTCGCACTTTTTGCACTATATGTCTATATTGTCCGTATTATATGTATTATATATTTATAAAAGAAAAAATCCCATTCAGAGGCGGATCCGAATGGGCTTTTCTAGTGTATTGCTACACATTATATAGGGAGACATGGTGGTGTCTCTAACCTACACATCTTTATTGTAGAATATGTTTTATTCTAAGTCAACTACTTTTCCATGCAAGTCTAAGAGTTCTTCTTCTTTGTCTATTTCATGCTTAACAATAGATTCAGCTGGAGGATAAGCAAGAATAAAACCATATGGATCTAATTTTGTTTCTGGGTTATTTCCAAGATATTGGAGATACTCTGGCAAATTAGTAATTTCAGCTAAAAGAACCATAAGATCTATACACCTTTGATGCACCTTTTGATGAGTAGTGTTACATCTATATTTGTCATCAACATTAGGACATACCTTTAAAATTTCCATAAGTCTAACAACGACTTTATGGGCAAAATCCATTTGTTCTTGACTATAGGCCATCAATTTCATCCTTTACCTCAATTGGTGTATATGCAGGTTCAGGTCCAAGCAAGAATCCCTTTTCATGGTAACCAACCATCTTTGATACTTCTTCGCCACCAACAACTTTATCAGCAATTAAAGACAAAAGATCATAAATTCTGTGTAGCATTATATATGTTACCATTGGAAGATTATCTTCAATAGTTCCAGCATCTTTAATTATTGCTCCATCAGGCAATTGTGATTCATCCATTTTTATTTATACCTCCATCTGTATTAGGGAAGATTACAGGCATCTTCCATTCGTATGTATTAAATCCAGAAGACTCATATTGTATCTCTTTTGCCGCCGACGCACTTTCTGTTGTAATTTGTAATCCTTGACCACAATTACAGTTTCCACATCCACATTCTGACATTAGTTGTATTCCTTTCTGTTCCAGTATTTGTTTTTATACCAACCAATTATATGCTTTAAAGATTCGCTACGTGCTAACTTTGCTTCGTTTAACAAATTTGTATTTCTTTCTAGTTTCCAGGGCTCTGATTTAATGGGTATTATTTGTGCAATTGGAGTTCCAGCTTTTATTATGCCTTCAAATCCCATTTGAAGAAGGAATGGCATTTTGCCCCCACTCATTGGGTAATTTGCGTCAACAACTCCAGACATTGTCCTAAAAGGAAGATCGTCACGGTTTAAAGGATGTGTTATTAATAAGCTGTAGCCTTTTTCCACTCTAAGTATTTGTTTTGTGCTCCATGAAAAATGATTATCATGAAATCCTTTAGGCACAGGAAGTGTAGGCACCATTCCCTTGTCTCTTTCAATAATAAAATCTGTTTCTTTGTAATCAAAATCAAAAAAGTTCCAAGTTATTCTAGGACCATTATTGGTTTGCTCAACAAGAAAATCTACTGGTGCTGGAATGTAATATCCAGTTAAAAAAGCATCCATAAAAGGCGCACAGTTTTTTACTGTTATTGTTGAAGGCAAAACGCCTAACTTACCGCCAGCAAATTTTTCTATTTTTTTAAACCAGTCAGGCATTACATTTTTCATGTATCCTATTTGTTCAAAAACTGGATGATATATATCGTGTTCTAGCTTTTTATATTTCATTTTTAACCGCTTCTACTATTTTGCTATAAACTTCTAAACCTATATTATTTTTGTATTCACAAGATAGGCAATATAAATAAATGTTATCTTCTAAGTCTTGATTGCATAGGAGAGAGCCTTGATCCATCGGACATTCAAGTCTAGGAACAAGGCCCTCTTCTGATAAGGCTATGTACTTAGATACATATTGTATCTGCATTTGACCTACTTTTTCTGATCAGTCGGGAATTGCAATAGCCATTCCTGCGCTTTTGGGGTCATACCCTTCCAAGCTGACCAATCTATACCGCCATTGGTCATATAATACGTTATCTCTGCGTTTGTTACTGGGTCGAATAACTCTTTGTTACTCTTTAGGTCGAATTTCTCAAGTCTTTCAGGACCTAAGTTTCCGATCATGTTTATCTGGAATATTCCGTAAGAATTGTCTCCAGTATTCTTGTTCCCGTTATATGCAAGCGGTCTTCCGTTAGATTCACGCTTTGCTATTGACCAAGCTTTTTTAAGGCCTGATCCTTCGAATCCTACAGTCTTAAGAAGTGTTAACAACTCTTGATCTGTAAGCATCTCAGATGGCTTGTAAATCTCTTTACTAAAACTATCTAAGACTTCTTGCTTTAATTGGGCTTCAGTTTTCACTAAAGGTTTTACTACTAAGGCATTTGCAGGCTGTACAGGAAACAAAAATAATGTTATCATTACAATTGTGACCAAGTTATGAGCCAAATCACTTACCTGTTGTTTTATTTTCTCCATTGGCATTTCCTCCTCTAGAGATAACGAACTATAATCATAACATTGATTATGTAAGCCTGTCAAGCCAGTCAACCAGAAAGAAAACATGAATATATCTTATTATACAATTAAAGCAGGGTTAAACCCAGCTGTTGGCTTTGGCTACGCTGGGAAAAATATAGTTAAGTCTTTAAATAATTTAGGATATTTTGTTACATATGCAAATCCAAAAGCAGATATACAGATTAATTTTACACAACCTCAACATTTTAAAATGCATAAGGGGCAATACCAAATAGGCTATACTCCATGGGAATCTACTTCTATGCGCCCAGACTGGGTTGAAAGATTTAATTATTGTGACGAAGTTTGGACAACTTCAGATTGGTGTGCTAAAGTATTTAAAGATAATGGAATAACAAAGCCAATATATGTTTATCCACACGGTATTGAAGATTTTTGGGTTCCTAAGCGTAGAGTTATTAATGAAGGGCAGCCAATAAAATTTTTACACATAGGAGAGCCATCACCTAGAAAAGACGGCCAGCTAGCAGTAGAAACTTTTGCAAAACTTTTTGGAAATAATCCAGATTATCAACTTACATTAAAATGTCATAATTCAAACACTACTAGAATGTATAACAAAAATAATGAATTTGTAACACCAGATGCAATTTATTCAAATATTAAGATAATAACAGATGAGTATCCAGAAGAGCAACTTTTAAGTTTATATCATAGCCACCACATTTTGTTATACCCAACTTGGGGAGAAGGTTTTGGGTTTATACCTCTTCAAGGACTTGCTACAGGCATGCCAGTAATATCAACATATGACTGGTGCCACTATGAAAAATATTTAGGACCGCTTAAATTAAAATCTAAACTTACAGGTGAGACTTTGCCAAAATCTGTAGGAGACGATTACATTGGAAAAATGTTTAAGCCAGATCCAAAACATTTAGAAGATCAAATGTATGAAGCAGCAATTAATTTTAAAGCATATTCTGGTTATTATTTTGCACAAGCTAGTTCTATACATAAAGAATATAACTGGGACCAGTTGACTAAGAATGCATTTGATCGTTTATCTAAAAAGTTTTCTTAATCCCTTCCCCTATAAACACTTGTTTGGTAGAATAGGATCTTCACTCAAAATAAATTAAACCGCAGGGCGGAGAAACAGGTATTATAAATGTCAAAGACTATTGCTAACCCATATGAAAATTTTATTGCGTTATCTCGATATGCAAGATGGATTCCAGAAGAGAATAGACGTGAAACATGGGGCGAAACAGTTGATAGATACTTTGCTTTTATGTTAAATCATTTAAAAGAAAATCATAATTATATTCCAGATGAGAAGCTTGTAGCGGAATTAAAAGACGGTGTGTTCCAAAGAAATGTAATGCCGTCTATGCGCTCTGTAATGACATCTGGAGCAGCATTAGAAAGAGACAATGTAGCAGGATATAACTGTTCATTTGTTCCAGTAGACTCTCCACGTTCATTTGACGAAACCATGTATATTCTTATGTGTGGAACAGGCGTAGGATTTTCTGTTGAATATAAGTATGTTAATAAACTTCCTTCCGTCCCAGATTCATTTGAGAAGTCAGATACAGTAATTGTTGTAGAAGATTCAAAGCAAGGCTGGGCAAAAGCATACCGTGAGCTATTAGCATTGCTCTGGACTGGACACATTCCAGCTATTGATGTTTCCAAGGTCCGTCCTGCAGGTGCACGTCTTAAAACAATGGGTGGACGTTCATCAGGACCACAACCACTTGTAAACCTTTTTGATTTTACAATTGCAAAATTTAAAAATGCAGCAGGCCGTCAACTTAAGCCAATTGAGGCACACGACATTATGTGCAAAATTGGAGAAGTTGTGGTAGTTGGTGGAGTAAGACGCTCAGCAATGATTTCTCTTTCTAATATTAATGATATTGAGATGGCTGCAGCAAAATCTGGTAATTGGTGGGAAAACAATACTCAACGTGCACTTTCTAATAACTCTGTTGCTTATTCACGCAAGCCAGAGATGGAACAATTTATAGCAGAATGGAAAAACCTTTATGACTCAAAATCAGGAGAACGAGGTATATACAATGTGGCCGCAGCTCAAGCCCAAGCAGCCAAGTATGGAAGAAGAGATCCAGATATTCACTACGGAACTAACCCATGCTCAGAGATTATTTTACGTCCTTACCAGTTTTGTAATCTTTCAGAAGTCGTATTACGTGAAAAGGATACAGTTGAAGATGTTTCAAATAAAGTTCGCCTGGCTACAATTTTGGGGACATGGCAATCAACATTAACAGACTTTAAGTATTTAAGAAAAATTTGGAAAGATAATACAGAAGAAGAACGCCTGCTTGGAGTTTCATTAACTGGACAATTTGGACATAAGTTCTTTTCTGGAAAGCAAGGGCTAGATAAGCTTGAAACAACACTATCTGGACTTCGTGAGTATGCAAGAGAAATGAATAAAGAAGAGGCTGGGAAAATTGGGATTCCCGAGTCTGCAGCTATTACATGCGTAAAGCCTTCAGGTACAGTTTCCCAATTGGTCGGGGTATCTTCAGGAATGCATCCTTGGCATTCACCGTATTATATTCGTACAGTTCGTGGTTCAAAAGGAGATCCAATCTCTACATTTTTAAAGGAAGTTGGAATTCCAGTAGAAGATGATGTAATGAAACCAAATGACACATACGTATTTTCATTTCCAGTTAAAGCGCCAGAAGGCGCAATCGTTAGAAATGATTTAACAGCACTAGACCACCTTAACACTTGGTTAGTTTATCAACGTGCATGGTGTGAGCACAAGCCATCAATTACTGTATCTGTAAAAGAAGAAGAGTGGATGGAAGTCGGAGCTTGGGTGTATAAGCATTTTGATGAGGTATCTGGAATCTCGTTCCTTCCTCATTCAGATCACACTTATAAACAAGCACCATATCAGGAAGTTGATAAAGCAGAATATGATGCACTTGTTGCAAAAATGCCTAAAAATATTCGTTGGGAAGATCTATCATTTTATGAAACAGAAGACGGAACCTCAACAAATGCTACTCTTGCATGTACATCAGATGGAAATTGTGAGATAGTAGACATATCTGCCTAGTATGGTAGAATAATAGTATTGGGGAAATCCCCCAAAATTCTGGGCACCCCGCCCAAAATGGAGATGATAAAATGGCTAAATTCAACAAGTTGGATTTAAACAAAGATGGAAAGGTAACAATGACAGAACAAATCTTAGCAGCTCTTGGAACATATGCTCGTGCATTTCTTTCAGCAGCAATCGCTTTGTACATGACTGGCAATACAAACCCAAGAGACCTTCTTCTAGGTGGAGTAGCAGCAGTTGCACCAGTAATCCTTAAGGCTCTAAGCCCAAGCAACCAAGAGTTTGGTTTTAAGGCTCAAAAGTAAAATTTAATAACGAATTAGGGACGCTCCTGTGCTAAAATAAGTACAGGAGTTTTCCTATTTTAGGAGATATTATGTCAGCGCAGAAAAATTTTGAAATTGACCAAAACACTACATTTTCATTTATTGTCGAATATAAAGACGATAGTGGACTTCCAATTGCGCTAACTTCTGCTTCAGCCAAAATGCAAGTTCGTGATACAAAAGGCGGATCCAAATTAGCATTTACCCTATCTTCACCAACTAGCGGAATAGTTATAGATCAGCCAGCAGGCAAACTAACAATAACCATGAACGCAGCGCAAACAAATAGTCTTTTTTATCCAAAATCTTCTTACGACATTATGGTAACAGATTCAAATGGAAATAGAACAAAGCTTCTTGAAGGCTATATAACTCTAAGTAGGTCGGTGACAATATGAGCGTAGAAAGAGTAATAGTAACAGAGATCAAAAATGATGTAGTCATTTCAACATCTGGCCCACAAGGCCCTAGAGGAAAAACCATTCTAAATGGAAATGGTGCCCCATCTAATAATGCAGGACTTGAAGGCGATTTTTATTACGATAAGGTAACAACAAGATTTTACGGACCAAAGACAAACGATCTTACCTGGGAAGGTTCTCCAAATTATCTATTAAGTACTGGAACTCTAACCTACCCATGGAATATTAATCAAATCACTGGACCAGTCGGAGGAGTGTATTCGCTTCAAATAACCCATAATCTAGGATACAACCCAAACGTTACTATCAAAAATAGCGCAGGCGACATATTAGAAACGGGAATAGACTATAATAGTATTAACCAAATAACACTGACAATGGCACAACCATTTTCAGGGACAGCGTACCTGTCCTAAAGGAGAATAAAACATGGCAAGATTATTTGTAACCAACATTGACCTCAACAAGAATGAGTTACTCAATGCAAGAATTCAGAATTTAGCTTCAGCACCATCAAGCCCAGTACTAGGTCAGATTTATTATGACTCATCAAATAATACAATGTACTACTACAATGGACTTGCCTCTCCTAACGGTCCATGGATGCCAATGTCTGGCTCCCAAGAAGTTATTCAAGACATACTTGGTAGCGCAATTGTCGGCGGAGTTGGTTTAACATCAACATACAGCGATTCCGCTGGAACAGTAACAATTGATCTTGACAACACATCAGTAACAGCTGGTTCATATGGATCACAAACACAAATTCCTACTTTTACAGTAGATGCACAAGGTCGTTTGACAGCAGCTGGCACAGTAGATGTTGCAACAACATTAACAGTATCAGGTGACGGCGCAGATTCAACTTCAATAAATTTATTAACAGAAACATTAGAAGTTAATGGCGGAGAAGGAATTGATGTTCTTGTAACAGATAACACAATTACAGTATCAGCAGAAGATGCAACTTCTACAAATAAAGGTGTTGCAAGTTTTGACGCCACAGACTTTACAGTAGCACAAGGCGCAGTAACATTAAATGCTGAGCGTGTACAAGATATTGTATCTTCACAAATTGTTGCAGGCGAAGGCATTGATGTAACATACGATGATACAGCAGGAACTTTAACAGTAGATGCAGAAATTGCAACAACTACAAATCGTGGTGTTGCTTCTTTTGCAACAGCAGATTTTACCGTAACAGACGGTGCAGTAAGTGTTAAGAATGTAAACCTTGGAACACAGACAACTGGTGATTATGTTGCTAATATTCAAGGAACAGCAAATGAAGTAACCGTATCTCCTACATCAGGAGAAGGTAGCTCTGTAACAATTGGTTTGCCAGATGATGTAACAATTACCAACAACTTAAATGTTGGCGGAAACCTTAATGTAACTGGAACAATTAATTCAGTTAATACTACACAGGTAAACATTGTTGATAATAAGATTAATCTTAATACCGACTTTACTGGAGCTCCAACCACAGATGCTGGAATTCGTGTAGAGCGTGGAAATTCGGCAGACGTTGAAATTCTTTGGAATGAAACATCTGACAAGTGGACATTAACAAATGATGGCGCTAACTATCATGCAATTACAAGAAAGTATGCAGCAGATCTTGCTAACCCTGATTCATTAGTTGCTTTAATTGTAACTCACAATTTAGGAACAGAAGATGTAACAGTTAACGTGTTTGAGACATCTGGAGCAAAAGCTTTAGTTGAAACAGATGTAGAGCGTACAGGATTGAATACTATTACATTAAGATTTGCAACAGCACCAGCAAGTGGAGCATATAGAGTCGTAATTACTGGTTAAGGAGATTTAAATGTCTGTAAAAAGATTAGTTCCCCTTAATGCCGCAGAATTATCATCAGATCCAGCAGTAGGTAGAGTTGGAGATATATATTATAATACAGTAGCCGAAGAACTCAGAGTTTATTCTGGAGCGGCATGGATTGCAGTTGGTTCAAGCGGACCACAATACTTATTAGAAAATCATATACACACATACGATGGAGATATTCATACTGTGTATGCAGGTAATTATAACCCAACCTTAACTATATTTGACGGCGGAACTTCACAATCTCAATATGATGAGACAAAAGATATTGATGCAGGTGCACTATGACAACCAGTATAGTCAAACATAAAAGAGGAACTTCTACTCAATGGGCTTCTGCTACCTACATATTAAAAGATGGTGAAATTGGAATTGATAAAACTTTAAATAAAATTAAAGTTGGAAATGGCTCTTCCCTATGGCCAGCGCTTCCATTTATAAATGTTCTACCATCTGAACTAACTGAGCTTGCTCAAGACGCAGTAGATTTAGCAATTACGGCGGGTACAGGTATTACTAAAACTTATAACGATACAGCAAATACAATTACTATTGCTGTTAACAGTGATATTGCAGATAAAACATATGTTGACACAGCAATATCAGGACTACAAAGTGCAACTACTCAAGTTTATATTCCTTTAAGCTTGATGGGACAAGTAGATGGAGTTGCAGAGCTTGATGCAAATGCTTTAATTCCTGATTCTCAAATCCCAGCAGAAATTACAAGAAATGCAGTTGCTCAAACTCTAACAAATAAAACAATTGGCCTTGGAACAGGCATTACATCAATTTATGGAGTAGATAATATAGAAGGCTTGGCGGGACAAAACAATATACCAATCTATCAAGCAGGTCTAGATAGAGGCGGAAGAATAAATATTAGCTCACTCGGTGTAATATCAATAGCAAACTCTGGAATTGGATATGTGTCTGGTTTAGTAACAAATGCAGGCGGAACAAGATTCAATATAACAGTAGGAGGAAACACACTCAGCGGGACCTTGGCTGAATTTAATGCCGCATTAACAGATGGAGATTTTGCAACACAATCTTATGTAGCAACAGCAGTTTCAAACATATTAGACGCCGCCCCAGAAACACTAAACACATTGAATGAACTAGCAGCTGCAATAAATGACGATGCTTCATTTGCTTCAACAATTACTACAGCACTGGGAACTAAAGAGCCAGCTCTTCCTTCGCAAACTGGAAATTCTGGTAAATTTTTAACCACAGATGGATCTTCTAAGTCTTGGGCTACAGTTGCACAATATACTTTGCCAGCTCAAACACTAAATAGCGGTAAATTTTTAACTACAGATGGCACAGTAGAATCTTGGGCCACAGTAGACGCCTTACCTACTCAAACAGGCAATGATGGTAAATATTTAAAAACCAATGGAAATTCTGCGTCATGGTCAGCCTTAGATGTAGAAGGACCAAATCTAATGAATATCATGGAAGCATGGTAAAAAAGATATAATATTAAAAAATATTATCTCTAACTAATAGGAGAAAAAATATGGCAACAATATCAAAGTTACTAGCAAGAACAACATTAAATACTACAAATACAACTGTTTTATACACAGTGCCTTCTGCAACAACAACAGTTCTTACAAACATTATTATAAGTAATATTTCTGGCGCTGCAGCATCATTTAATTTAACACTTCCGAATGCATCTGGCACACAGGTAGCATTTGCCACATCGGTATCTGTTCCCGCAAATAGTATTGCATCATTTGACCTCAAGCAAGTACTTGGTGGCTCTGGCACACAAACAGTAATAGGGTGGGCATCCGCTAACTCAGCGTTAACCGCACATTTAAGCGGAGTCGAAATATCTTAATATGGCATATAGCACATTTCCAGCAACAGCTTCAATTATTAAATCCGTTCAAAGAGGCTCATCTGCCTCTGCTGGAAACGTAACTATATCGCAAATTGATATATCTAAATCATTTATAAATTCATTTTCAACTGGATCAGCAGGTTCAATTGCAACTAACAGCAACACATCTGGCACATATACTCCGCAAGGTGGTAACTTTGGTCAATACTCTCAATCTTATAACCCAGGAAGTGGAAGCTGGCCCAATTTAGTTGGCACCAGAGGATTTAGCGGTGGCTCAACTTCTTTAGTCTCTTCTGCTTACGGAGCATTTCTATTAAACTCCACTACAATAACTTTAACTGGAGCCTGTCGGTGGGAAGTTGTGGAGTATACATAATGGGATCTAGAATATATCCATTAGTTTCTTCACCAATCAAATCCATTCAAAGAGGAACCGCTGCATCTGCAGGAAATATTACTATTTCATCAGTTGATATAAATAAATCATTTGCTACATCTTTTTCAAACGGTGCAGCAGGAACAGTTGCTGGGTCAGCTAATACAAGTGGAACATATACTCCAAGTGGAGGAGCAGTGGGAGCACCAGGCGGCAGTTGGAATCAGTCTGGATCTTTTCCAACTTATTCTGGAACACGAAGTCTTTCTGGAGGCACAACATCTTTAGCAGTTGCTAAATATGGTGCGTATCTAGTAAACTCAACAACAATAACCGTAACAGGAGCTTGCATTTGGCAAGTTGTGGAGTATTTATAATGGCAACATCTTTATTTCCAGAAACTATTTCCGTAATTAAATCTATTCAAAGAGGTTCGTCCGCTAGCGGAGGTAATATAACAATTACATCTATAGATATTAATAAATCTTTTATTAGATCATTTTCAACCTCATCCGCTGGGTCCGCTCAGATTACAGGAAATGAGTCTGGCACCTTAAGCCCGTCTGGAGGAAGCGTTGTTGGCCCAGGTGGCGGTGGTGGAGCAATTGCTGGAGGAGGAACATTTGCAAACTATTCTGGGACAAGATCATTTAGCGGAGGAAGCACATCTGTTACAACTGAAGAGTACGGTGCATATATAGTTAACTCTACAACAATATCGGTTACTGGAGCCTGTCGGTGGGAAGTAGTTGAGTATTCATAATGACAATTAAATCTTATCCAATAGTTTCTTCAGCAATTAAATCTATCCAGCGTGGCACAACAGCTTCATCAGGAGCAATAACAATTTCATCTGTAAACACTTTAAAGTCTTTTGTTACATCATTTTCAACAGGATCAGAAGGAACCGTAGCAACAAATAGTTCAGAAAGTGGTACATTAACGCCTTCTGGAGGATCGGTTGCAACGCAAGCTAATGGCGCAATGGGCGGGGGTTCTTTTCCAAATTTTATAGGAACACGAAGTCTCTCTGGTGGATCTACTTCTTTAACATCAGCAGAGTATGGAGTAAGTTTGACAAATTCAACAACATTGACAGCAACAGGTGCTTGTCGATGGCAAGTAGTAGAATATTACTAAAAGGAGAAAAAAATGACTAATTGGATACAACTAAAAGACGGGGTAGCTTTTGCATATGTAAATTCATCAAATTTTGTTGCAAATTCTATTCCAATAGAAGACTCTGTTGACCCAGAAACGTTAATGGCAAAAAAATATGTTGACGGCCAATGGGAAGAAGCGCCCCTTGTATATTTTGTAGAAGAAATGCTGGGAAACAAAGTCCTTAGAATAAACTCAACAGTATTTTCATCAGACGTTACTGGAGATATTATTAGTTCAGAAGTAAAGCCAATGTGGACAAAGAATGAAAGCGGTGAATATGAACCACCAGCTAGCATATCAGAAGCTACTATTTACGACGAACACCTATTTCAACAATAACCTTTTAATAGACAAGACTAGGGTATAATCTATATATACCTTACACTAGGAGATATCATGGCAATTAGATTACAAGTAAGAAGAGACACCTCTACTAACTGGTCAACCAATAATCCAATATTACAAGTTGGAGAATTTGGCTTTGATATAACAGTAAATAGGTTTAAGGTTGGAATTGCTTCAAATGAAACCTCTAGATGGAATGTGCTGCCTTATTTAAATGTTATCCCAAGTGAACTAAAAGAGCTTGCTCAAGATTTTGTAGAAGAAGCAATTACTGCAGGAACAGGAATTACAAAAAGCTATAATGATTCTGCAAATACATTAACAATAGCTGTTGACAATACTATTGCTAACAAGACATATGTAGATACCGCTGTATCTGGACTAAGCAGTACATCTGCAACAACTTATATCCCATTAAGTTTATTAGGACAGGTTGATGGAGTAGCAGAACTAGACTCAGATGGTTTTGTTCCAGAGTCACAAATACCTGCTTCAATTGCAAGAGATACAGAAATCTCATCAGCTATAAGCGCCGAAGTAACAAATAGAAATACCGCAATTAGCACAGCAATATCAAATCTTGTTGATACAGCACCTGACGCTTTAAACACATTAAACGAATTAGCAGCAGCAATAAATGACGATGCCTCATATGCCGCAACAGTAACAACAGCTTTAGGCACAAAAATAACTGCCTCAAGCACAGATACTCTTTCTAATAAAACCATAAATTTAACTTCAAACACTCTGACTGGCACTAAAGCACAATTTAATGCTGCCATATCAGATGCAGATTTTGTAACTCTATCGGGTACAGAAGAGCTTACTAACAAAACATTAAACTCTCCAATTATTAATCAGCCTTCAGGATTAGTTAAAGGCGATGTTGGATTAGCAAATGTTGACAATACTTCAGATAATACAAAAGCTTTAATTTCTTATATAGCAGAGCCTCAGACAACAAGAACAATTAACTCCTCAACAGACAAAAATAAGCTAATAGAATGTAGCGTAGCTACAACAATTACAATTCCAAATGACACACAAGATGCTGGCTGGCCAATTGGATCAATGGTTGAAGTAAGACAAGTAGGAACAGGCCAAGTTACAATTACAAAAGATGCGGCAGTAACCATGAATGGAACAGACGCTCAGTTTAAATCAAGAGTTCAATGGAGTACTATTATGCTTGAAAAGAGGTCAGCTAATTCCTGGCTAGTTACAGGAGATACAACTGCATAATGCCAAGGGGACCCAGAAGAAGACATAGTGCATCCATCTCAAGGCTAAAAGCCTTGCTTTCACTCGTAGAAGATTTTAGCAGACTTACTCTTGTAAATGCAGGAACAACATCTGCCAAATGGAAACAGGTTATTTCTGGCTGGACTATTGCTGCAGGAAAAGGAACTTCAGTTGCAATTGGTTCATTAATTTCAACAACATTTTCATCTACAAATGCAGTTATTAAAGCAAAAAATCCAGCATCTGGAATAGGTCCAGCTTTCTGGATTACAGACTCTGGAAATTATTGGGCAGTAGTAAAAAATACAACAAATATTTGTCAAACATGCTCTGCCTGCGGTGTATATAATAGTTGTTCTTATTGTAGTTCATATGCATATGGGTCAGACTCAAGCTGCGGATGCGCTTCTTATACACAAACACAATGTTGCAGTACATACGGGTACACTACAGTCTGTTCTTCATACGGCACAACTACATGCTGTACAGCTTATACCTATGTTGTTTGTTGTGCAGCAGGATTTGTAGATTATTACTATACATGTTGCCAAGCATACACCAGCTCAAGTTGTTGTACTGAATATTATACATATTACGGCAGATTTTGCTGTGCAGCATATGTTTATAATTCATACAAAGGTGGAGTTGTTTGTAGTCAATATTTTTTTTGTTCCCAAACTTTATGTTTTAGTTATGGCACATGCGAAACCTGCTCCTCATATGGAACTTGTTCAGTTTCTACATGCTTAGGTTATGGCGCATGCTTGCAGTGCAGCACATATGGAACATGTCAAGTTTGTACAGGATATTCAGAACAGTTTACTTGCACAGGTTATACTTCTTGCACTGTATGTGGAGCCTATAATCAGTGTCAATATTGCAATGGATACTCTTATGGCGCTAGCGCAGCATGCGGATGTGCTTCATCATACACTTATAATTGCAATTGTGCAGACCAGCATAAAATAGAATTAATTAAAAAAGAAAATGGATCAGAAACAGTTCTGTCCTCAACAAGCAATTCTTCATCGCAAATTGCTGGAATTAAGGTCACTACAGATGGAAATAACGTTACAGCGCAAGCCTATTCAGATACTAACTATTCTTCACAGATAGGATCAAATCTAAATGCGGTAAATACTGGACAAAAGTCAAAAGACCATGGTATAATTTCAAGAGCTTCAAATGCAAGCCAAGGGTATACAATAGATGAATTTAGGGTCAACTAAATGAATAACAAACTTAGCTTTATTCAAAGCCTTAAAGACTATTTTAGAGATGTTAGTGTATATATAAAAACACGTGTAAATAAATATTTAAGAAACAATTTAAAAATAGGGTACAGGGTTCCAAAAGATCATGAGTTTGTCCCAGATCAGTCCAAGCTTGGAATGCACCTTGCTATATTAGATCCAACATCTATGATAGTAGAAGACATTATGACAACAAACCCAAAATTTGGCAATTTGCTTAAAATGGGACCAGTTTTTATTGAAATTAATCATGAGCAAAAAGATAAGCTAGATTTAAATTCAAAAAATTGGATATACAATGAAGATGAAAAAGATTTTTTTGAAATTAAAGACATAGAGCCAGTGCCACTAGAAGAATGGAATAAAAATGGTTGATCCTTTTGAGAGGCCAGCAAGGCCATGGGACCTATATAATAAAAAAATAGGACGTGTAGACACATTAACAGCAGAACAAAGACTTGAGATTTGTAAAGCCTGTACTTTTTTTATAAAAACTACTAGCCAGTGCAAAAAATGTGGTTGCCTTATGACGGCAAAAACAAAATTACCAAATGCAGAATGCCCTATTGGAAAATGGGGACAAACAAAAATAGAGGAGGAAATAATATGACAGTATATGAAGAATGGTTAGCTACACAAGAAGTTCCTGTTGCAGTGCCAGCAGAAAACGTTAAAAAGCTAGCTTATGTTATTGATGGTAAGGTTGTTCAGACCCTAGCTACAGACGAAAGAATGTGGGCTATAATTTTGAGCGATCCAACAATTGTTGACATTACAGATATAACATTTCCAGATCGTGTAGAAGGCGAGCTTATTTCACAAGTAGCAATAGGCACCGACTGGGCATACGACGGAACAACATTTACACCACCAGCATAAGAAGATAAATGAAAAAAATTAAATTCGTAGCCTATCCAGATATGGTAGACATGCTTGAGCCCTCTCCTATGAAAAATCATATACCTCAATGGTATAAAGATGGAGAAGTATATGATGATAAAAAGTCTGCAGGATTAAAAACATGTGTACCATTTCTTGATGTAATGCTGACTGGCTACGCCTTAACAACTATTGATGACTTAAAAATATCAAGAGAAGATGGCTTTGTTGTTATTGAAGATGGAAAAATAAAACAAGATGGTTCTTTTGAGCCTAATAAAAAAAGAACTTTGCATAACCATGCCCTTAAAGATAATCAAATTTTTAGCAGACTGGTAAATGAAAGAAAGGGTTCAAGTGGATCTACTATACCAAGACCACCTGGACATATGCAAAATCATTTTGTTTGGAGCGGAAAGTGGGGATGGAAAGTTCCAAGAGGATATTCTGTACTTGTAACACATCCCTTTAATAGACTTGATCTACCATTTACAACACTGTCGGGAGTTATTGATAGCGATGGTTGGGTTCCATCTGGCAATATTCCGTTTTTTTTAAAAGAAGATTTTGAAGGGGTTATTCCAAAAGGAACTCCAATAGCTCAACTACTTCCATACAAAAGAGATTCCTGGGTTATGAAAATTAGTAAAATACTTGAAGCTCGTTATACAGTTGACATTAAAAGCCACTCAAAAGGTTCTGACGGCTACTACAAAAAGAAGTATTGGAACCGCAAGAACTATAACTAATCAGGGGGTATAATATAATATATGGCAACCTCATTTCCAACCTCCAAGGATGACTTTGTAAATCCGCAATCTACGGATTCAGTACAAACCGTATCCCATGCTGCCCAACACGCTAATGCAAATGATGCCATTGAAGCCCTTGAGACAAAAGTTGGTGTTAATAATTCTACTGACCCAGCCTCTCTTGATTATAAAGTAAAACAGCTAGAGCTAAATTTTCTAGATGGCGAAGAGGTTCAAGATTTAGCGGCAGCTCTTTTAGACCATGCTGATCATTCTAATTTAACTGTTACTTATGATGACATAGCAGATAAATTAATTTTATCGGTTTCAAATGCGCCATCAGCAAATTATACATCAGTTTTAAAACACACAGTAAAAGCAGCCGAAAACCTCACAATTGGACAGCCAGTATATGTAACTTCAGCTCAAGAACAAACTATGCTTGTGTCACGAGCAAGCAATGCAGCAGAATCTACATCATCAAAAACTTTAGGTCTTATTGCTCAAAATTTATCTTCAAATAATAGTGGATTTGTTATTACAGAAGGATTACTTTCTGGCCTGAATACATCTAGCGCTACAGTTGGAGATCCCGTATGGTTAGGATCAACAGGAACATTAATATATGGTTTAACAAATAAACCAAAAGCCCCGCAACATTTAGTGTTTATTGGTATAGTCACACGAGCACATGCAAGCCAAGGTACAATTTTTGTTAAAGTTCAAAATGGATTTGAGCTAGAAGAATTACATAATGTTTCAATTACAGCCCCTGCAACAGGCGAAGTTTTAATATATAACGCAACAACAGGCCTATGGACTAATACAAATACAATGGCTTCAAAGTCATATGTCGATACAGCAGTATCTGGACTTGGAAATACAGCAGCTAATACCTATGTTCCTCTAGCCCTACTTGGAAATGCGGATGGTGTAGCCGAACTTGACGAAAGCGGATTTGTTCCTGCTTCTCAATTAAATATAGACGAAAAAATTCAAGACGTAGCGGCAAAGTTAATTACAGACGGAACCCACTATAACATAACTGTCTCATATAATGATACTAATGCTACATTAAGTTTAAGCGCAAACTATGACGATGAAGAGGTTATGGATGCAATTGCCACATCGTTAACGGCGGGCAATGGAATAACAAAGACTTATGATGATGTTGCCAATACAATAACACTAGCAGTAAATACATCTGTAATTGCTGATCAGGCATATGTAAATCAAAAGATTGCTGACTTAGTTGCTTCTGCTCCAGCAGTTTTGGATACATTAAAAGAGATTGCAGATGCTTTAGGAAATGATGCTAGTTTTGCAACAACAATAACAACTGCCCTTGCTACTAAGTTAAATATAACCACTGCGGCAAGCACATATCTTGCAATAGCTGACGCCCCAGAAACCATAGCAGATACAGCTGGAGCAATGTTTGCACATGCGGGTCACACAAACGTAACTGCAACATATGACGATGCTACAAATAAAATTAACCTTGCTGTTACAGCACAGCTAACTCAAGAGCAAGCGCAAGACTATATAGCTCCATTATTCACACATGGATTAAATCCTAACATAACAGCAACATATGATGATACAAACAATCGGCTTATTCTTGAAACAATTATTCCACCTTCAAAAGCTATTATGTCTGCTTCTGCTCCATTGTCTCCAGCAGACGGAGCCTTCTGGTTTGATACAGATGAATATAGAAGCGGAAACACGAGGGCATTAAAGGTTTGGCAAGCATCAACATCATCTTGGCAATATGTTTCTTCAGATCTTTCTTTATCTACAACAAATACATGGACATCCAAGAATACTTATACTAATGGTGTAATTATTGGATTAGACTCACCGCCTGAGTCTCCAGTACACGGACAAATTTATTACAACAAGCCTCTAGATAAGTTAAAAGTATGGGACGGACTTCTTTGGCAAGACATTCAGGGCTCTGGCGGAGGCGGAGGCGGATTAACTTTAATTCCAACAGACGTAACTGCACCACCAAGCACATTCTTTGTTGGACTAATTGCCCCACCAACAGGAGCAACAGCAAACGGAGATCTTTGGATTGATGTTGATGATATTGACACGCCGTTCAACCAATTCTTTACTGGCGGAGTTGCACCCGATCCATCTCAATATGAATTTTGGGTTGACAACGTTGAACCAATCCAAGAATTAATTTATAGCGCAAACGAGCCAGGCACACCATCTTACCCAGGAGAGCTTTGGATTGACACAGATGATTTTGACGGTGCAATTGTAGAGTTTGGTGCTACTCCTCCAAACCCAAATAATGTTCAGCTTTGGGTAGATGTAAATGAAAACGAATCTCCAAGCTATTATAAAGATTTAACATTTACTAACTATGCAACAGTTGCAGATTTTCCAGTTAATGCTCCAAATGGCTACGTTGCTTCAGACGCATCAAGCGGACTGGCATACGTAAGAAGCCAAGGGCAGTGGTTAGCAATAGTAACCGCATCTAATATAAATAATATTATTTCTTCAAATTCAACAGTATTTGAAGATTTAAAAGCTTTGGCCTGGATGGGATTTGAATAAGCATTCTGGTATACTTTAGGATAGGAGGGTCATAAAATGTCATTAAAAAGATGGAACGGTACAGCGTGGGTAACCGTCGCTGGTTCAAGACCAGGACCCCAAGGTGCAACAGGACCTACAGGTTCTGCAGCAACTATTTCTGTAGGAACAGTAACAACTGTTGCAGCAGGAACATCAGCAGCAATTACAAACGGTGGAACATCATCTGCTGCAATATTTAATTTTCAAATTCCAGCAGGACCTACTGGTGCAGCAGGAGCAGCAGGATCTCAGGGTGTGGCGGGACAAAGAGGTTCTTATACATTTACAGGAATTGCTAATCCAACAGTATCAAATCCAGCAAGCAAGCTAGGACTAGACACATATTTAAACACGACAACTGGAGACTACTTCCAATATAATTCTACAAATACTACATGGGTACTTCAAGGAAACTTAAAGGGACCTGTAGGAACAGCTGGTGTACAAGGTATTACTGGCCCAACTGGAGCAACTGGTCCAGCTGGAGAAACAGCAGTACAAAATGTAATAACTGAACTTAATAGCTGGAAGGCAGACCAGATATTAAATCTTGGTGTATACTATCCAAAGTACGAGTTCTTAACAAATGTATCACAAAACAATGCAACACTTTTAGCAACAAGCATGATATTCTAGGAGACAAAAACTATGGCAAGAAAAATTTTAAACCTAACACAAATTGAGTTTGCACCACTAACAGGAACTCTAAAGCTTCCTCAGCTAATTCGTAGAGAAAAGCTTTTGTTAATTACTAACGTAACAGCAAACAAGATTGTTTATAATTTTGCAGACCCAGCACTCGGTCTCTACAGCCACACCCTAGATAATACTACAGATGCCGCACATGGATCTACAACACTTGTTTTAAAGTACAATACAGCAGACATGCTTCCAACAGACAGTTTCCAAATTGTTTACGATGAGAATAATGAAAGATTTGAACCAGCAGATTATATGGTTGATGCTGTAGGTAAACTTCGCACAGCAAACCCTAAATCTCTTATTGATACAGACTTTGAATACGGTATTCAGAACTCCAAGTGGGAAACACTTACAATGATTCAGAACTACCCAGGATTCTACGGAAGGTCATCTGGAGGAAATGCATTAGATTTATTATCAGTTAATGGAGATAATGTTGCTCCATTTTCAACAATTACAGTAACATGCAACTCCCCGCATGGACTTTCTGCAGGAGATGTAATTTCTGTTCAAGAGACAACAACAGACTCAGCAGATGGAACATTTTTATGTACTCCAACAGGAGCAAATACATTTACTTATACGGCAAAAGGTCGTGTCAATGGAAGTATTTTAGATGGAACATTAACATCTATTTATGGCGGAGGTATTTTTGATAACGCACATATTATGGGTGGAATTGTTGGAAACCTAGGAGCCTTTGCTGCAGTATCAGATCAAGCTACTCCATCAAGAATTACAATTGTTTCACCAAAGCCACACGGACTTCTTCCAGGCACACCAATTCTTATTACACAAAAAGAAGGAAGCAACTTTTACGGAAGCTTCTTTATTGACACAGTAGACACACCAAACTCAATGTCATTTATGGCAGCAGGACAAATTAACAACCCAATCAATACAAATGATCAGGGTGTTTATGCAAAGCCTGAAGGTTATGTAAACCACAGACCACACGACGGTGGAGTTATTCTTTCTACAGGCAATAACGTCTGTGGAACACAAACAATGCGTCAAACACGTAGATTCTTTAGATATCAGTCAGGTAAGTCAATTCAGTTCTCTACTGGAACAAAATTTACACCAACATTCCAGGCAGAATATATTGCTTCAACAGGTCTTGTTCCAGGATCTCAACAAATTACGGTAACAACAAATGCTTCTCACAATTTACAGCCAGGGGCATATGTAAAGATTGACGGAGTTGAAGTTTCAGGTACATATAACCCATTTAACGGAATTCACCTTGTGACATCAATTATTGATGCTACAACATTTAAGTACATAGTGGTATTTACAAATACACTATCAGCAATTGATCAAATCCCAGGCGGAGTAAATGTATTTGTTACAGCATATCGATGGAAGGGTGCATCAACAAGAGCTGGTTTATATTCTGAGCAAGATGGATTTTTCTTTGAGTATGACGGATCAGGAATCTTTGCATGTCGCCAATGGGCAACTAATACATTAAGAGGAAATATTGCGGTAACAAGATTTAATTCAACCGTAACAGGAACAGATACAATTTTTAGGAAACAACTTGTTTCAGGAGACAAGATTGTAATTCGTGGTCAAACCTACAGAGTTCTTCAAATTGCATCAGATACATCTATGACAATTGCTCCAGCATATCGTGGTGCATCTCAATCAAGCGTTAAGGTTCGTAAGGTACAGATTATTAAGGTGCCTCAATCAGAGTGGAACTTAGATAGGTTTGACGGAACTGGCCCTTCAGGACACAAATTTGATCCATCAAAGATGCAGATGACATACATTGATTATTCATGGTATGGAGCTGGAACAATTAGATATGGATTTAGAGGTCAAGGCGGTAAAATTACATGGTGTCATGAAATTTCAAATAACAACAATAATTTTGCAGCATATCAAAGATCAGGTAACTTGCCTGCAAGATATGAAGCTATTAATGAGCCAACAAAGTTTTCAAAGTTGGTAGCAGGTGGTACCGCAGTAAGAGGATCAAACCTTCTTCCACAAGATACAGTAATGTATGTTGATAACGTAGACTACTGGCCATCAGACGGTTATGTTAGAATCCAAGATGAAAACTATGTAGAAATTGCAAAATACACATCCATTGGTGCATATAACCAAACAGCAAAAGGTTATGCTATGAATATTATTCGTAGACAACCCTACGTAACATATTATTCAGGTGCAGCATATAGCTTAAATGGTACATATCAAGCTGCAACTTTTAGACCAGACGCAACAATTCCTGGAGGCTCAGGATCTGCTCAGGTATCAATTCAAGTTATTTCTCAAGAGTGTGCTCCTGTTATGAGCCACTGGGGATCTTCAGTAATTATGGACGGAGGCTTCGATGATGACGCTTCCTTCATCTTTACAGCTGGTATGCAGCGTTACTTGCAGGTCGGTGGTTCTGGATCTGTTTCAGCAACAATTGTTTCAAGAGTAAGAACATCTGGAGTTGCAACACTTACAACATCAGCACCTCACTCATTGCTTCCAGGATTTAATGCAACAATCTCAGGTGTAAACGATGTCTCTATAATTACATATAAGAGATTGACTTCAAACGTAGCAGAACTTACAACTTCTGTTGCACACAGACACAGATCTGGACAAACAGTAGTTATTACTGGTGTAGACAGCGTATTCAACGGAACATGGACAATTACTGGTACAACTAGTACAACAATTTTGTTTAGTCGCACATCAGTTAACATTCCATTTCAAGCAGTGTCTCCAGGCGCTTCAGCAACTACATCAAGTTTCTTCAATGGTACGTTCTTAGTAAGCAATACAACTTCAAATACAATTTCATATGCACTTGCCCAAACAGACGAACCTTCTTCAGCAGTTACTCCAAATGGTGCTGTGGTGCAAACCTTCGGTGCTACACAGCAAGCACGTCCATTGCTTTCACTTAGAGTTGCGCCTTCCGTTGATAACGGTACAGGACGTAACTTTGGTCTTCGTGAACTTTCAAATAACATGCAGCTAAAACTATACAGTATTAACTTGCTAGCACAGGGACAGTTCCTTGTAGAAGGAATATTAAATGCACAGTCTCTAAACGGTGTTAATATTCCAAGTGCATGGTCTGAGTCAAGAGTCGGATCTGGATCCTTGGCTCAAATTATTTATCATGACGGAACAGGAACTACTGGTTCTCCAGTTCTTTCTCCTACTAACACAGTTTCTGGAGGAGATCGTGTATTTGCTTTCTACACAGATAACGGTGGAGGTACAAACTACTCTGTAACACGTATTGATCTTTCAAAAGCAAGAGATCTAGGTAACTCTATTCTAAATGGAGACGGCAGCACAGCCGCACCAGGTTTCCCTAATGCCCCAGATATTCTTACAATTGTTGCTACGAACCTCGGTTCAGCACCAGCAAATATATCAGCAGTACTTGCATGGACGGAAGCGCAGGCCTAAAAAATGCCAGACTACTCATCCTTAAGTACTCAGATAACTCAGTTTAAAACAGCAGCTTCTGCTTTAATGACAAGTGATGCACTTGATGCAAATGAACTTCAATTAGTTGGAGCGGCATTAAATGCAATAGCTAACACTTTAGGCGTTGCAGATATCAATAACTCTGTTGTTGACGGAATTGCAACAATTAATACAGCCAAAGATGCAGCAATTACAGCATTTGCTGCTTCAACAAATGGTACAAGATTAACAGAAGCAGAATCAGATATATCTGTGCTTGAAGGAAAAGTTACAAACATTGAAGGCTTTGTTTCTACTAACGGTGCTCAATATACAACACTTCAGTCAACAGTTTCTGCTCTTCAGACTTCATTATCAACAGTACCTTCCTCATGGAAGATAATTACATCTAACTATACAGCTTTAAATAATGAAAGAATATTTGTTAATGCTGGTGGAATTACAATTACACTTCCACTAAACCCAACACTGGGCTATCAAGTTCAATTAATTGATATGACTGGAGCGGCAGCAACAACAAACTGGACAGTTGGAAGAAACTCTCAACGGATCCAAGGACTTGCAGAAAATCTTGTAGTTAATATTAACGGAGCTAGAATGACATTAGTTTATTCAGATGCCGTGAGAGGATGGACACTAACCTAATGCCAAATTTTTCAGACGTATGGCTCCCAACACTTGGAGTAACAGCAGCATCTCTTAATCTTACACCAGCTTCGTTAGGCATTAAAACTGGTATTGATAATACCATGAGAGAAGTCACAGACGGAACTAGATATCCTTATCACATTCCAACAATTACTTCCACAACAAATAGAGCGCAAGGCTGGGCATACACCTGGTCATCTGGTGAAGCGTGGACAACATACACAAACTATTTAACAAATAGCACACAGGCGGATTGTGAAAGAGCATTCTGGATGTCTCTCGGAACAAATAGCAGACAAAATACATTAAGCTATAGTTCAAACCAAGACAATGGTGTAATTGAATATGCCAAAAATTCTGTAGTGGGAGGGGAAATAACTTATTCTCAATGGAATAACGGGTCTAACTATAACCCAATGAGATTTAGAACAATGTTCTTAAGAAATTTTCACCCAACTCTTAATAAAACAATTACAATGTGGGGGCATTACTCAAATTATTGGTCATCAGGATATGAAGGATCAGGGATAGCAATTGGAACACCATCTTATTCAAGCGGAAAACTTTATTCTACAGCAAACGGAATGTCATGGACTGTTCCAGTAAATAGAACAGGCGGAAACTCTTACTACACATGGTCATGGAACGTAACTATTCCAGCGTCATCATCTGTTGCTGTTACTCAGGCAAATAGTATGTACTACTGGCGTTCAAATAACGTTTACGACATTAATAAGTTTTATTCTTTAGAGCAAACGTTTGGAGACTACTGGATTCAACCAGACCTTAGATTAACTGAAGCAGCAGCAACTTATAATGATTTTAATAATGAATTCAACGTCATAAATTCATGGCGTATTTGGAACAGAGCAGCTTTATTGGGAGACAGATAATGTCATATTTTATTAAATTTTCAGAAGAAGGTTTTCAAGAAGAGTTTGTAAACTCAGAAGAATCCCCAGGCCTTGGATGGCACGAAGTTGATGAAATTGAAGGACTACTTTATCAATTAAAAAATAATATTCCAACTCCTATGACAGAGCAGGAATTGTCTGATTACAGAGATGGGCTAACCCTTCAAAGTACATTAAGATATGTTCGAGACGAAAGAGATCAAAGATTGATCAAGTCTGATTGGACACAGCTTTTAAATTCAAACTTGTCAGATGAAAAAAAGAATGAGTGGGAAACTTACAGGCAAGCACTCAGAGATATGCCAGACACAGTAACTGGGCCAGAAGTAGTGTGGCCAGAGGAGCCTACCTTATAATGTTATTATGCTATACTATACAAAGAGGTGATCAATAATGCCAGATTATGCAAGCTTAACAGCACAAGTCGATCTTTTTAAGACTAAGGTCGCAGCCCTTAGTGGATCTTCCCTGGGCGCACAAGAATTGGTTTATTTAGCAAAAGCTATTGAGTCAATGGGAAATCTTTTGGGAGTCAACGATGTTTTGGCAGCTACAAATACAAAACTTAATGACATCTCAACTGCAGTAACTGGTGCTGTAACAACAGTTGCCTCTGCAGGAAGCACACAAGTAGCAGCAGTAGCTGCAGCAGGAGCGACACAGGTAGCAGCTGTTGCAAATGAATTAAACAACTTTACAATTTATCAGAATATGGGAGTAATATAAAATGCCAACAACAGTTAGCTTACCAGCACGTTTTTATGCAGGAACACTTACAACTTCAGAAGTAGGAGTTTGGACTGTTCCAGCGGCAGAGACAGATGTAGTAACATCAATCACAGTACAAAATATTACGTTAGCAGCACAAACATTTAACGTAAAAATGGCAGGAACATTTTTGGCTTATCAGCTAAGTCTTCCACCACAAACATTTATGACATTAGACATCAAGCAAGTTCTTAACACAGCAGAGAGTATTCTTGTAACAGCATCAAACAACAATGCAATTACAATGTTCATATCTGGCGTAAAAATAACATCATCGTAATTTAAGGGAGTAATAACATGTCAGAAGTTTCTAGCACCTCGCAGTCTACTTATTTACCAGGACTCACAACAACAATTAATGCTGCAGTAACACAAGGCTTACAAACAGGTATTACTGCTCAAGCAATTGCTGCAGGTGGAGTGAGCTCAATGTACATGCCTCTTCAGCAAAGAATTTATGATTCAGGTAACTGGACAAGACCAGCAAACACTGGACCAGTTATTAAATTAATTCTTGTTGGTGGTGGAGGATCAGGCGGATGTGGAGTAAATTGGTCACACTCTGGCTCAGGTGGCGGAGGAGCAGGACAACTTATTGAAAGATGGCTAGATATTTCATCCGTAGCAGTTGGCGGAACAATTGCCGTTACAATTGGCAACGGTGGTCCAGCAGTAGGTGGAAATTCAAACGGAAATAATGGCGGAAATTCTTCTTTTGGTGTAAACGGACAACCTTTTTATTGCATAGCTTACGGAGGAGGCGGAGGCGGATACCCAGAAGGACAAGGTCTTAATGGAAATAACGGAAGCATGGGCGCTGGAATGGGAAATCAAAATGGAGGAGGATCTGGCGGAGGCGGAGGATCTAACTACAACTGGTCATACGGCGGAGGCGGCGGAGGCGGAGGCGCAACAAGCGGAGGAATGCCAGGAAGAAATACAACTGTTCAAAATGGAACTGGAAGTGCAGGATATTCAGGAGGCTTTGGCTGGGGACCTGGCGCATCTGGAGGAGGCACTGGCACAAATCATAGCTGGACTTCATGGATTGGAATGGGCGGCGGAGGCGGCGATGGAGAATATGGACTTGCAGGCGGCGGAGGCGGAGGCGGATCTTGTGGCGGAGGCGGATCTTCAGGCGGAGGAGCTGGAGGCTCACAAACATCTTCTAACACTGGTGGACAAGGAATGGATGGAACAGGTTCTGGCGGAGGCGGTAACAATAGCTCTGGCGGAAACGGCTCAAAGGGAGGTTCTGGCGTAGCTATTATTACATACTACGTTAAGGCATAATTATGAGAGACTACGTATTTATTAATGAAGATGGAACAGTACATAATATACTAAACCTTGTTGGCCCAGAAGCAATTGATTTAAATGAAGACTTAAAAGATCTTTTATGGTTTGATTACACAGACTGGAATTATGAAGATAAGCCAGGACCACAGTGGACTTACAATAGAGATACAGAGGTTTGGAATAAACCTATACCGCCTTTAACATCTGTTGTTGTAGAAGATCTTGTTTCAATTGAACCACCAGCAGAAGACGAGCTGACTGGAGGTAACAACTAATGTCAAGAGTTTGGGCACTATTAGTAGATAACATTATAGGTAATGTTATTCTTGCAGATGAGGATTTTATTGCCTCTCATCCAGATTTTTCTGGACTAGAGAGAATTGATATTACAGATTATGACCCACAGCCAGGAATTATGTGGATATTAGAAGATAATAAATTTAAAGCTCCAGCATCACTAAGACCAAAACCAGAGCATGTGGTTCCAGAGTCTGTTCATGAAATCGAGGTAAAATAATAATGGCAACATACGGAACAATTAATCAGATATACGTACCAGGATTAGATGCTGAAATTTTAGCATCAACAACAGCACTTTCAACATCTATTGCAATTCCATTAATTGCAGCAAATCTTTCAGGATTTTATAACGCATATGAAGTAACACTTCTAAGCGGCGGATCATGGTCACGTCCAGCAAATAGTGCAACTATGGTTGAAGTAACTTTAGTGGGTGCAGGTGGCGGAGGCGGATGTACAAACGGACAAACAAATCACGGTGGCGGAGGAGCTGGACAACTATTACGGAGAACTCTTGACCTATCTTCTATTCCAGTAGGCACTGGGATTTCAGTTACAATTGGAACTGGTGGAACATGTAATTCACAAGGTGGAAACTCGACATTTGGAACATCAGGGCAACCATTTTATATGATAGCTTACGGCGGAGGATCAACTCAAGGCGACGGACAGTCTGGCTCAAACGGACCAGGCGCTAACAATAGAACAGGTATAGGTTCAGGCGGAGGCGGTCAAGGTCAGTGGCAAAACTCATGGGGCGCTGGCGGAGGCGGCGGAGGAGCAGGCGGAGCAGGATCAGAAGGTAACGTTTTCTTTGCTAACTCTGGTGGGTACGCTGGCTATCATGGAGGATCAAGAAGCTCTTCAGAAGGTTCTTCAGGCGGAGGTCCAGGATGCGCCAACTCAAACGATTCTGGAAACAGATCACAGGGTGGGCGTGGTGGAAGCGGACTTTATGGACTTGCTGGCGGAGGCGGCGGAAGCGCAAGAGGAGTAGGTGGTCCAGGATCTGCAGGCGGAGGAAACGGACATGGAGACCATATTGGAACAAGAAGAGCTGATGCAATGCCTAACTCAGGTTCAGGCGGCGGAGGCGGCGGAACAAACCAAGGTGGTTCTGGAGTCTGCAAGATTACCTATTGGGTAAAAGCTTAATAATTAAAGAAATAAAAGGAGAATAAAATGCCAGTATCAATGAGCCCACAAGCTGTCACACCATCTTTGTGGACATACACATACCTTCAGGCCCCAATTAATGGCCAAGGTTTTACATACTTTAACATCCCAGTTGAATTTTCTGATAAAGGAACAATTAACGCTGGAGGAACAGCTACATGCAATTTGTCAGAAGCTGGTGTATTTAAGATGATTGCAAACGGTAATATGACAGTAGCATTCACTGGCTTCCCATCAACAGCAAAAGCTGCTTTTTGGCAAGTTGAGATTAAAGCTGGCGGTTCATATACAATTACATGGCCAGGAGTTGTTAAGTGGGATGGTGGCGGAGCTGCAAACGTAGCACCACTTCTATCTACAAATACAACACTTTTGAACTTCTACACAAAAGACGGTGGAACAACCGTTTACGGCGGATACGCATTCGCTGATCTATTTATTTAATAATTAAAAGGGGAACCCATGTACGCAATAGTCAAGGATAACGAAGTCATCAATATTGGTGAAATAACAGTATTATTTCCTAATACTTCATTTCCTTCTAGCGGCGACTATGGGGACTTTATAAAAGAAAACGACCTATATCCAGTAGTTACAGATTTAGACTATGACTCAAATACTGAAAAATTAGTTCCATGCACCCCATACATTAGAAGCAAAAAAGTTTATAATGTTGAAGTGCAACCTATATCTGAAGATGATCAAAAAGATATTTTGCTGGCGCATATTGATTTTGAATTAATATCTACAGAAGGACTTGAAACTAAGTCAGATTTATCTGCAAAAGATAAAGAAGCGTGGGTAAAGTATAGAGAAAAGCTTAATCTATTAAAAGAATATTCAAATGTATCAGAGATTACATGGCCAGAGAAGCCTGTGGTTTATGGTGGAACAGAGGAAAACTAATTGCTACCTAACCAGCGTTCAAATTTTCGTAGAGCTAGATTTACAACATTAGGCTTAAGACTGCATCTAGACGCAGCACTTCCTGGCACAGTAATTAGAGATGGATCCAATTTTGTTCAGGCATGGAATGATAAATCAGGCGCACAACGGCACATGGTTCAAGCAACTCAAGCAAATAAGCCTCTCTTTCAAGCAACTGGATTAGGCGGCTTAGGAGCTCTTCAATTTGATGGCACAGATGATTTTATGACATTCTCAGATCAAACCCTGGCATATATTGCTGGAAGATCATTTACTATTATTTATGTAGCTTCAAAACCAGCAAACGCTAATACATGGGTATTTGGTGGAACTAACACAGGCACAAGAACAAATCTTTTTGCAGGAAATTTAACAAGTAATACACACAGGGTTGGATTCTATAATGACGACCAAGGTTCTATTGTTACCGCAGCAGCATCAGGCACAACAGAAATTTATACAATTGTTTTTGATTCATCAAATAATCAAAGAGTTGTAAGAAGAAATAGAGTTGAAGTTTCACGTGCAGTAACAGGTGGATCAGTAGCTTCAATGACTGGACAAGCAATTGGCAGATATGTTTCATCTTTTGGCAATTTTAAAATTGGAGAATTCTTAATTTACGATAGAGCTTTGCAGTTTGCAGAATATGAAACTGTTGAAAAAGATCTAATATCTAAGTGGTCTATAGTCTAAGGGGGATTTAAAGTATGTCATATGCTCCAATTAGATTTGCAGGGCCAACATTAATCCCAGCATCACCAGCTAAAATATACACAGCTGTATCAACTATAATTATTAAAGAGTTTACGGTAACTAATTTTAGTGGCTCTACACTACCATTTAGCATATTCTTGCTAGGTGAAAATGGAGACCAGGTCCTTAACCTATACAACGTAAATAGATCAAGTTTAGACCAATATACCCTTTATGGAAATGTCAATGTTCAAAATAATACAACTCTTAAACTAGAGCATTCATTAATTTTAAATGCTGGAGAATCAATTGCAGCAGTTACAACAACACCAAATTGTTATTCTTTAACAATATCTGGAGTAGATCTTTCAGGAACTCTTTCAGGAGGAGGAACTGGCGGAGGAACTACTGGAGCATCAGGAGCTGGATATTCAGATGTAACATCAATAACAACAAATCCAGTTACCACAGGATCAAAAGTATTTTATGTAAATAATAGCGGTGCATATACAGCAGGACAGCGTGTTCGTGTTATTAATCCTCTTGCTTTAACAACATATGTTGAAGGAATTATTACACAAGTTGTAAAAAATGTAAGTATAACTGTTGCAGTAGATGCAAAAAATGGAACAGGAACTTATTCTGATTGGGTGTTTGCTGTAACTGGAAATCCAGGAGTAAACGGCACTGTTGGAGTAAATGGCGCAGCAGGCCCAACTGGCGCAACTGGATCAACTGGCGCAACTGGCGCTACAGGGCCTACAGGTTTACAGGGGCAAGGTCTAAGACTTGAAAGTGTAGTTTCACAAGTGTCAGATTTACCAGCACTCGCACCACTTGGATCAGCATATATTATTTCTTCAACACAAGAAATTTATATATATAATGGACTTGCCTGGCAAAACGGAGGTACTTATAAAGGCCCAACTGGCGCAACTGGATCAACTGGCCCAACTGGCCCAATTGGAGTAACTGGAGCAACTGGAGCAAATGGAAGATCTATTAATATTAAAGGAACAAAAGCAAATGTTGCCTCTCTACCCTCTACTGGAAATATATCAGGAGACTCTTGGATAGTATTAACTGATTTGCATCTGTATGTTTGGGACGGAACTATTTGGTTAGACGCAGGTCAATTTCAGGGCCCAACTGGCGCAACTGGACCAGCAACAATATCAATTGGAACAGTCTCAGTAACTGGCCCAACTGGAACAGCATCTATAACAAATTCTGGAACTAGCACAGTTGGAGTTTTTGATTTTGTCTTACCACAAGGCCCAGTAGGCGTAACTGGCCCAACAGGATTAGCTGCCACAATTGCTGTTGGAAATGTTTCATCTACTGGACCAACTGGTAATCCAATTGTTACAAATTCGGGAACACCAACTGCAGCGCTTTTAGATTTTACATTAAAACAGGGCCCAACTGGCGCAACTGGACCAGCAGGTCCAACAACAATAACTTTAGGCACAACAACAGCAACTGGAGCCACAGGCGTACCTTCTGTAACAAATTCAGGAACATCAACTGATCTTGTTTTAAATTTTACCTTAGCTCAAGGAAACACAGGCCCAACAGGACCAACAGGCGCAACTGGTGCTAACAGCACAGTAGCAGGTCCAACTGGTGCAACTGGTGCAACAGGTCCAACTGGCGCAACAGGAATTGCTGGTGCAGATGGAACTGGAGTTTCAATACTTGGATCTTATTCTACATTTACAGCATTGCAATCAGCTCAACCTTCAGGACAAGTTGGAGATGCCTATCTAGTTGCTGGAGAGCTTTATGTTTGGGCTGGATCTGCTTGGACAAACGTGGGAAGCATTCAAGGTCCAACAGGACCAGCAGGTGCTACAGGACCAGCAGGTGCTACAGGTGCTTCAGGCCCTACAGGCCCAACTGGCGCAAACGGATCAAGCATTCAAGGCCCAACAGGACCAACAGGTGCTGCAGGTGCTACAGGTGCTACAGGTGCTACAGGTGCTACAGGTGCTACAGGAGCTGGTCTTCAAGGAGCAACGGGTCCAACTGGAGCCACAGGTCCATCAGGCGGCCCAACAGGTCCAACAGGTCCATCAATAGTACAAAATTTCCAAGTAAGCAATGCTGGAACAGGAGCATATACGGTTGATGGGTTGAACAATAAGTCTTTAACATTAGTAAGAGGACAGTCGTATTTCTTTACTGTAAATGCTTCAGGGCACCCGTTCTGGATTAAGACTGCACAAACTACAGGACTTACAGATGCATATAATACAGGAGTAATAAATAATGGTGAAGATTTAGGTGGAATTACATTTACTGTTGACGCAACAGCACCATCTACGCTATACTATATTTGTCAATTCCATTCACCTATGACAGGCACTATAAATATTATTGGCTAAATAAAAGTCGGAGACTTAATGAAAATAGCAGTATATACAATTGCTTTAAATGAAGAGCAATTTGTTAAGCGTTGGTATGAATCTGCACAAGATGCGGATTATTTATTAATTGCAGATACAGGATCAACCGATAAAACAAAAGAAATAGCATCACATTTAGGTATAGAAGTCTACTCTATATCTGTGGCCCCCTGGCGATTTGATGATGCTAGAAATGCAGCTCTTGCATTAATTCCATCAGATATAGACTACTGTATATCTTTAGATATGGATGAGGTTTTATCAGAAGGTTGGAGGGAAGAATTAGAAAAACTTCCTTCTACAGTAACAAGACCAATACATAGACTAGTTACTTCATTTGATGCAAATGGGAATCCAGGTGTTGAATTTGATGCATTAAGAATTCATTCAAGACACGGACATAGATGGAAATATCCAATTCATGAATCTGTTGCATTTTATGGAATAGAAGAAGTAAGACAAAATGTAGATATTAAAATTTACCATCATCCAGACAATAATAAATCTAGAGGACAGTATCTTCCTTTATTACAAATGGCAGCACAGGAAGATCCAACAAGCGACAGATGTGCACATTATTATGCAAGAGAACTATTTTATTACGCCAGATATAAAGAGTCTGCAGATGAATTTAAAAGACACCTATCGCTACCCTCAGCTTTCTGGAAACCAGAAAGATGCGAGTCTATGAGATATATTGCAAAGTGTGAGCCAGAAAACAAAGAGTATTGGTTAAGACTTGCTATTGCAGAATGCCCAGAAAGAAGAGAGCCTTTTGTAGATCTAGCTCAACATTTTTACGAGACATCGGACTGGCACAAGGTAAAAGAATATGCATCGCTAGCCTTAGATATAAAAGAAAAGTTTTTAGGATATTTTTGTGAATCAGAGGCCTGGGGCTGGAAGCCACATGATTTACTTGCCCTAGCTAACTATAATTTAGGCAATTATGAAGAGGCTTCAAAGCAAGGCGAAATAGCTATTTCTTTATGTGACGATCAAAGATTGCATGATAACTTAGGCTTTTATCATGCCGCTCAGAACCGTGAAAGTGGTATAATTTAAAAATGCCTAGCAATTTAACTCCCAAAAATTTCAGATATCCAACACTGGATATGTCTCCTGACATTCCTAGAGACTTAGGTTATCTAGCACAAGACATAGATGATTATCTTACAGCCCACCCAGGTGCTACAGGCCCAACAGGCCCTACAGGTGCAACAGGTGCAGCAAGCACAGTAGCAGGCCCAACGGGCACAGCAGGAGCAACAGGCCCAACAGGCCCAACAGGATCTACAGGTGCAACTGGAGCTAATAGCACAGTAGCGGGTCCTACGGGTCCTACAGGCTCTACAGGAGCAACAGGAGCAACAGGAGGAACTGGAGCTACAGGAACTGCAGTAACAATATTAGGATCTTATAATAGCTTATCTGCATTGCAATCCGCACACCCAACTGGTATTTCTGGAGATGGATATTTAATTAATGGAGACCTTATTGTTTGGTCTGCAGTAAGCTCATCTTGGGAAAACGTTGGAAACATTCAAGGTCCACAAGGTATAACAGGGCCTATAGGTCCTACAGGCCCAACAGGACCAACAGGCGCAACTGGTGCTAACAGCACAGTAGCAGGTCCAACTGGTGCAACTGGTGCAACAGGCTCAACAGGCGCAACAGGCGCAGACAGCACAGTAGCGGGCCCTACAGGTGCAACAGGAGCTACAGGAGCTACGGGATCTCAAGGCGTATCAATAACATTAAAAGCAAGTGCAGCAACATTTGCAGCTTTGCCATTATCTGCAAATTCAGTTAATGATGCAAGAATAGTCGATGCTGATGGAGATCTTTATATTTGGAACGGCTCCTCATGGACATCTGCTGGACAAATAGTTGGTCCTACAGGAGCAACGGGTGCTACGGGCGCAACAGGCGCAACAGGCGCAGACAGCACAGTAGCGGGCCCTACAGGTGCAACAGGCGCTACAGGTGCTACAGGAACTAATGGAACAAATGGTGCAACAGGATCTACAGGTGCAACAGGAGCTACAGGAGCTACAGGTGCTACAGGTGCAACACCTACCATTCCAGACTCATCTATTACTAATGCTAAACTTGTAAATTCATCTATTACAGTAAATGGCTCTGCTGTTTCCTTGGGCGGAAGCGTAAGTGTTGCTTCTACAGCCTACTCAAATGGTACTAATACTGCAAACTCAAATAAAATATTTTATAATAATACTGGGACTCCACCTGCTGGAACTGCCGCTGGCGATTTATATATTTACTACTAGGAGCGCAAATGAGTATAAGAGCATATGCCAATGACGCCTGGTATAATCAAAGATCATTAAAAATTTATAATGGATCAGCATGGTCTGCAGCAAAACAAGGATGGATATATAACGGATCCTCCTGGATTTTATATTATCCAGAGTTCCCACAAAATTCAATAGGCCCCTCTATAACAGTTAACTCTGGTTTAAATGGAAGGCTAGGATGTATTTATCAAGTGTCAACTGGAACATGGAATTCAAATGACGCTTATATTCCAACATCATATTCTTATCAATGGACAAGAAGCGGAGTTGATATACCAGGCGCAACAGGTAATCTATATCAAACAACAGTATCTGATATTGATAAGACTATAGGAGTAAAGGTTTCTGCTTCAAATAATAGAGGAACAACACCGCTAAATTTAACTACAGGAACATCAATACTTCCAGTGCTTTCTTCTGTTTCAAGTTCCGATGCAACAGTTACCCCTACAGCACCAGGTTCAGTTACTGTTAACGTATCAAATTTAACATATTCTGGCAGCTGGACTGCAGGATCCAGTGCAACATCTTATGATGGATACACAACAAATGGATCTGTAACAATCAACCCAGGCTCTCAAACATTTACATCTGGAAGTGGAACTGCGGGCAGTGTTTCTGTTTTTATTAGATCAATAAACACTAACTACATACACTCTGCATCATGGTCAGCAGCTTCTGGAGCTTCATCTTATGATATATACATAAATGGAAGCTATACTACAAACACAACAAGCACCTCTTATTCTTATAATCCAGGAAATACAAATACAAACACTATTACTGTTTATCCAAAAACAGCAGGTGGGTCACAAGGTTATGGAGCATCTGGTACTGGAATATCTTGTACAACAAAATATTCTGGATATACTGGTGGATCTGGAACGCTAGTTCAACCAGCCCCAGTTGCTGGTTCTGTAAGTTGGACAGCAAGTTCAGTTACGCAAGGGTCTACAATTACCGCACAGGTTTCTGGCTTTACAAATTCTCCGACATCTTATGATTTTAGAATTATTCGTGGAACGGCAAACGTTATATTTACTGAAACAACAGTTGCAAGTAATACAACAGGAGCAAATCTTTCATACACAATTCCATCAGGTGATGCAGGATTTTATTACAAAGCTTTTGCAGACGCAACAAATGGCGGAGGAACATCAGGTAGAGTTTCATCAAATGAAATTGGCCCAGTTCCATATGTAACTCCAAGCTTGGGAACACCTTCTCCAGTTTTTGAAAGAACGGCATCAATTATTAGATGGGGATGGGATAACGTTTCTTCTTCAGGCGACATTGATGGAAATGTAATTTATGAGTGGGAAGTCAGGGCCACTGCCTCTTCGGGAGGAACGTTAATTGCTTCGGGAACAACTGGATATAACAGCGGCTATGATTTCTTAGTAAGAAGCAGCGGGTTAGATCTATATTGGAATTATAGAATAACTTCTCCAACTAATTTACCATATACCGCATCTTCAAGATTTGGAAGAATGAGGGCAAGGTGCCTAGGTAAAAATGGAACTACTTACTATGGTTCTTGGTGTGCATTCCTATGACAATTACTAATCAAGACAAAATTAGAGTTATTGAAGACCACGCCGTTTGGCTTAATTCTAAGTTAGATAAGGTGGATTTAATGATAGAAAAAAATACTGTAGATGGCGTAATACAGGATAATGCTATACAATTACTAAATAAAGAAAAATCAGAATTAATGTTGCAAATTGAGGCAATACTCAATTTAAAAGCTTCATTAAACTAACAAGGAGGATAAAATGGCAACATATACAATACTAACAGATGATGAAAAAGCTGCAATCAAACAGTCTGAAATTAGAAATCTAGAATACGCAATGTATTCATTAGAGGTACAGCTTATTGCAGAAAATGCAAAAACAGAACCAGTATCAGAAACAGTAGCAGCACTTAATGCAGCAATTGCTGAAAAGCAAACACAAATAGCAGCACTTTAATAATATGATTGGGGGTTAAATAATGTCTTACTACAGAACAGTACTGGCAGACTTCCCCCTTTCATATTATACTTTGGATGAAGTAAAGTCTGGCACAATAGATTATTATAACCAATTAATTTCTTCATATCCTACATATCAAGCAGTAAGAGATGCATTTACTTCATATGAATCCATATCTGGACAAGCGGTATTAGATTATTCAGGTAACAATAATAATGGAGCTGTTTCTGGGATATCTGGATCTAAAATAATGCCACTTGTAGCAGGCGGAATATACGGAACATTAGTTTCTAATGAAACAACTATTTTCTACGATACTCCAGGATTTGCAAATAAATACTATTCAGACAACCCATTTTCAATAGAAGCATGGGTAAAGCTACCAAATGCAAGTAGTTCTGCTGTACCAATAGTTGCAGACACAGATTCCGAAATTGGCATATACTATCAAAATGGAGATGTTGTATTTAAGGTTTATTCTAATATATTAAGATATAAAGCTTCAAATAATAAAGCAATGCATATAGTAGCATCTTATAATAAAAATTCATTGTCTCTTTATTTTAATGGTTTAAGGGTTGCATCAAGACAATTAAACAATGTATTATTTACAAATATAAACACTGCATTTGTTACTGGCCCTGCCCCAACAAATAATTATTTTGTTATAGATTCTGTTGCTTTTTATAGATACAATTTGTCTAATTCAAAAATAGCATTACATTACCAGCAAGGAATAAAAGAACTAGATTACTCGCAGATAGTTTACCCAGACGGCGGATATTTGTTTAGTTTAAATCATTCAAAAATTCGTCCCGTTGCAAGGTACTACTACCCAGGCACAAAAACATGGGATCAGATTGCAGATGAAAATGTTGTAGTTTCAACAAGTGGAGATTACATAACTTTCCTAGAGACATCTGAGGCAGCAACAAAAACTTTTACATTTACTGAAACAATAATTATACCTTCATCTCTAGACGTTACCAGTTCACAAATATCATGGGATGATGATGTTGAAAACATTGTTGTTCAAGTAAGTAGAGATAACCTAACATGGCAAGCATGTAAGAATAATAGCCCAGTTCCATATTTTAATAAAAATGACGGCATAACCAGCGGACTGCTTTATTTAAAAGTCACAATGTCTTCATCTAACACATCTACAGATTTGCCTATTTTTAGATCCCTGTCACTAGACTTTTTTTCAAACCTTGATTTCTATGCAGATAACTCAAGCGACAAAATATATTCAGATAAAGACTATTCTTTATCGAGGTATAACCACCCAATTATTTCCTATAACGACTACAATGGTTTAAGAATGCTTAATGGCGGAGGAATTAACTTAGATTCAGCAAACCCTTACAGAACTGTAGAAATGATATTTACCCCAGTGTCTGGACAGAATGTTCTTTATTCAAGTAATACAAAAATATTTGAATGGAATTCTTTGGGATCCATTACAAAGTCTGGGATATCTGCAATATATGTTAATGGAGTAGATTACACCTCTTCTACGAATATATCCTCATTTTTAACAAATGGAATGCCCCACCACATTATTCTTGTGCTTAATTCACAGGCAACAAGCAATACCAGGTTTAATTATAACCAAGACGGGTCAAAATCAGGCGGAGCAAATGTATATAGCAATATAGCAATATACCCAGAGGCTTTAAATTCATCACAGGCTACCGTTCATTATCAGCTTTATACTAGGCAGTATGTACTTTCTGTTTCAGATACTTCTTTTTCTATATCGGAATCTGTCCTAGGGAATGACTCAACGGCCTATTTAATTAACAATACTGAATATCAGTCTGCCAATATTTAGCTTTTTTGTCACACTGCTTGACAAAAAGCTGGACTTGAGTAGACAATAATGGTAAAATAAAGACCTATGGATATTAATAACACTAAATACAAGGTCCTTGACGAAGAAAGCACATTAGGCATATACGTCTGGGAAATGCCTGACGGCAGATGGATTGGAGACGACGATGGGAATTTTCTTTCAGTCACGTCAAAAAAAGGCAATAGATCCAGAATCGATGCTTTGGCTAGAGAAGTTCGCACATTCGGTATATATGAAGGCGGGCCTAAATTTCTTTCTGCAAGAAGAAAAATTGATGACGAAGAATTTGAATATCAAAAACAAAGACTTAACTGGGGACTAATTCCAGACCCTATGGATATTGGAAACTATAAAGATGAAATGAAAAAGATGGGTGGCATGAAATGATTGAGTTTCAAGAAGAAGACGGTAACACCATTGATATATCAAATACAGCAGATTGGTTTTCTTTCAAAAAAGAACAGCCAACAAATGACCCATTTGCTATAAGCGGAGACGACCTAAGAAAAGTAAGAGGTCTTGGACCAGCATTTAAAAGAAAAATTAATAGAGAGTTTTCAAAAGCATTTACAGGTATTGAAGGTGTTGGAACACAACAAAATCTTCTTGCACAGGCTATCAGTGGATATGCCATGTTTGATCTTATTGAGCCCCCATACAATCAAGAATATCTTTCTAAAATTTATGAAGTTTCAACATATAACTATGCAGCAATTAATGCAAAGGTTGCAAATATTGTAGGTCTGGGCTATGATTTTATTGAAACAAAAAAGACAAATGATGCATTTGATTCTATAACAGATGAAAAGCAATTAGAGAGAGCACGTAAGAAGCTCAACAAATTGCGTCAAGATCTACATGCCTGGCTAGATACTACAAACGAAGAAGATACTTTTACTCAAACATTAATAAAGGTGTACACAGATTTAGAAGCAACAGGTAATGGTTATATTGAAGTTGGTAGAACCACTGGCGGAAACATTGGATACATAGGACATATACCAGCAAAGACAATGCGTGTACGCAGGCTTAGAGATGGCTTTGTTCAATTGCTATATGGTAAGGCCGTGTTCTTCAATAACTTTGGAGACTCAGAAACAGAAAATCCTATTGCAGGACAAGAAGATAGACCAAATGAAATTATTCATTTAAAAAAGTATACCCCCATGAACAACTATTATGGAATACCAGACATTGTTGCAGCACAGGTTGCCCTAGCTGGAAACGAATTTTCTGGAAAATATAACCTTGACTATTTTGAAAACAAGGCGGTTCCAAGATATATTATTACAGTAAAAGGGGCCAAGCTTTCTCCAGAATCAGAAAGAAAATTGCTAGAGTTTTTTCAGGTTGGATTAAAAGGAAAAAACCATAGATCTCTTTACGTCCCACTTCCTTCAGATACTCCAGACTCAAAGGTTGAATTTAAAATGGAACCGATTGAGGCGGGCAATCAAGAAGGGTCGTTTGAAAAGTATCGTAAATCAAATAGAGACGAAATCCTACTAGCTCACCGTGTACCAATTAATAAAATTGGCACCCCAGAAGGAGTAAACTTGGCAGTTGCTCGTGATGCAGATAAAACATTTAAAGAACAGGTTTGCCGACCAGCCCAAATGATTTTAGAGAAGAAAATTAACAATATTTTTGACGAAAAGACAGATGCGCTAGTATTAAAATTTAACGAATTAACATTAACAGACGAAGATACTCAGTCTAAAATTGATGAGCGTTATTTAAGAATGCAGGTAATAACACCTAATGAAGTTAGAATTAGAAAGGGTATGATTCCAATTGATGGGGGAGATAAGGTTGTAGACCTTCAAGCCCAAGCAGCAGAAATCAGAGCCCAAGCTGGAAATACCAGACAAAGGTCACAAGATCGTCAAGCAACTTCCCCAGACGTTTCAGGAGAAGGCAGAAATGCAAAAGGCGATGGAAGACAAGTTGAGTAAACCTGCTCAACCACTATTTGCCTTTTTATATATAAGTCGCTAAAATTAAGCATATGAATATTGAAAAGTCTTTGTGGTCCAGTCATGGCGACAGCATCAGTCTATCGGTTCCCTTTACTAAGGTTAACCGTGAAAAAAGAACGGTGTCTGGATTTGCTACATTAGACAATGTAGATCAAACAGGCGACGTTGTTACAGCAGAAGCAAGCTTAAAAGCATTTGAAGGTTTTAGAGGAAATCTTCGTGAAATGCATAACTCAACAGCAGTTGGGAAAGTTGTTTCATTTAAGCCAGAAACATACTATGATCCAAAATCAAAAGAATTTTACAACGGTGTCTATGTAGATGCTTACATCTCAAAGGGCGCACAAGACACATGGGAAAAAGTTTTAGACGGAACTCTTTCTGGATTTTCAATTGGCGGAAAGATTAATGAGTCAGACAATGAAGTTAATAAAGCAAATGGCAAGACAGTAAGATTTATTAAAGATTATGATTTAATTGAACTATCAATTGTTGATTCTCCAGCAAATGAACTTTGCAACGTGTTGTCTATTCAAAAGGTAAATGGTCAATTAATATTTAAAGGAATTGCAACTGAAGTTGTAACAGAAAATATTTTTTATTGCGAAGAAAGCAATTCTGTTTTTATCTCAACAGAAAAAACATATGACTCGCCAGTATCTGGAAAACCAGCACAGCTAATTGGTTGGGTTGAAAGTTCAGATGTTAATAAGTCAAAAGAGATTGATAAGATTCTTGATGCATATAAGCATTCAAGATTTACGTTGCCTGATACACAAATAGCAAAACAGGCAAACGCAGAAGGAGGTAATGAAGTGTCAGAAAATACAGAAAACGTAGTTGTTGAAGATGCAGCTGTTGAAGCAGCACCAGAAGCAACCGTAGAAGAGACAGCAGAAGTTGCAGCAGATGCAGCACCTGCAGTCGAAGATGCTCCTGCAGAAGATGCAGTTGCAGAAGACACAACTGCCGAGACTCTGGAAAAAGCAGCCGACGTATCAGAAGATAAGGTTGATGAACCTGATTTTGCAAAGATGTTAGGCGATCTAAAAGGCTTTTTTTCAGAAACTCTAAACAAGGCATCAGAAGTTAATGCAGCACAAGTAACAACAATCCAAGAGACTGTTGAGGCTTTCAGCAAGAGCGTAGATGCTAGAATTTCAGAGTTGGCAGAACAACACACAGTGCTTTCAAGCGCTGTAAATGATATCAAGAGCACGATTGATGGTGTACAAAAGCGTGTCGATGCAGTAGAGTCCGAGACTGCAATTAAGAAGTCTTCTGATCTTGGCCGATCAGAGGAAGTAACAATCAAGAAATCTAAATGGAACGGTTCTTTCCTCGGTTCCGTGAACGAAATATTTAACTAAGGTAGGTGAAATAATATGAGCAATGAACTATTAGAAAAAGCAGCCGCAGCTGGTGCAACAGTATCAACTGGATTTGGCTCAACAACTGGTGGAACAGGAGTACACAGAGCTTCCGAAAACGGAAACGGTGGACTACTTAACCCAGAACAATCTGCTCGCTTCCTAGACTATATGTTCGACGCAACCGTAATCGGTAAGGTTGCCCGTACAGTTAGACTTAAGGCAGACACAGCAGAGATTGACCGCATGTCAATCGGCGAGAAGCTTATGCGTCTCGCATCAGAAGGAGAAAACACTGGTGAAAACAGTGCAGTAACTTTCTCAAAGATCTCTTTGACAACAAAGAAGCTTCGTATGGACTGGGAGCTTTCAACAGAGTCTCTAGAAGACAACATTGAAGGTGCAGACCTAGAAGATCACATTGCCCGCTTGATGGCAACACAAGCAGGAAATGACATCGAAGATGTTATCCTTAACGGAAACACATCCCTAACAGGAGACGCACTTTACAAGTCATTTGATGGCGTTGTAAAGAAGGCAAAGGCATCAGGACGTGTCGTAGACGCAAACGGTGCTGGAGTTTCTCGTGAAGTATTCAACAAGGCACTTAAGGCTATGCCACGTAAGTACAAGCAACGTCGTGGAGACCTTCGCTTCCTTGCTGGATCAAACTTGATTCAGGACTTCCTATATGCTAACAGCATTGGAACAAACCAAACAATTCCACAAGATATCGCTTCAAGCGTTATCCGTGGTGGAGTTGCACCACTAGGTGGACCTGCAGGATATGTGGCACCATTCGCATTC